TACGACGCAGCGCGTCACAGCAGAAGGTGACGAAGTAGGCACACCACGGTGGCCTGGACGAGGGACGACCGCCAGCCACGCGAACGAAGAAGTCGACCTCCGGCCCACGGTTGCTGGTCTTCTCTTTGGCGCCCAGCCACGACTCGGCGTAGTTGGCCAGCGCTTCCGGTATGAGTGATGTCATCTCAGTTGTCTCCATTTATCCGGGCTTCTTATCCGGCCCATCTTTGTTCTCGTTTCCGAGTCCAAGCGTCCTTTTTCCCACCGCTTTTCGGTGCCCCTGGTGTGCTTCCGTGTGCCCTCATGCAGGATTGCGTCGAGCCTCGACTGGTCTTTCAGGAGGTCCCTGCGCGCATCAAACTCCTGGTCGAGGTAGAACTCTAGCTTCTCCACTGATTCTTTGAGCCGCTTCTTAGCCGCCTTCAGGTTGTCATATTCTGTGGACAGCGCGCTTCTCTCTGGTCCCGCCGTGAGTCGGCCGATCTTGCGCTTCTTAGTCCCGATGTCCTCGTCGTACCCCTTGAGGCGCTTGGCCGTTCTATCCATCACGGCTGAGATGGCGCGCTTCTTCATCTCTTTGAGCGCCTCGTCCGTCTTAGACTTGTCCCCGATCATGAGCTCATGGCGGGGCATGTTGAACATGTGGTCGAGCATGACGGTGATGAAGCCGGTCGACGCCCTTTCCAACGCCCCGCCCCCTGGCGTCTCTATTGGAGCGCGGTATTTGTAACCCGCAAGCCACCTGGATATCCCGATCTCACTGTCCAAACGCGCAACCTCCTCATCTCGCTCGTAGGCGCTGAGGCTGTCATCAGCAAGCACCTTGTCTCGGAGCTTCTTGATGTCTGGTATCCGCCACTCGTAATACGCCGAGGCCCCCTTGCCTATATATCCGGGGACAAACGTGCGCATCGCTGTCTTTGTTATGAAGGCAATGATGGCGGCGTTGCTCGACCCCGGCATCCCCTTAGCCTCCGCGAAGTCGACGTATGCGTCAGCAATAGCGGAGCCGCCGACATACGCCATGTCCAAGGCGCGCTTCCAGCCCACGTTTGTGCCCTGCACGGTGCTGTCAGACAATCCCTTGGCGGCCTTGTACAGAGCGCGTTCGCCAGCGCTCATCTTCGCCAAGTCCTCGCGGGTGGCAGAGCCAAGTTGTTTGACCTGCTCTGGCCTGAGATATGACAGCTCGGTTGGGTCGATGTACCCAAGCCCGAAGTCGACAGCCGAGCGCCCGAACTCAAGCATCCTGAGCGTGTCCACCATGTCCTCGTGCGGGTTCGCGTTGCCCATCGGCCATACGTTATACACGCCCTCCTCCCCCGTCGGGTCCATGAGGATGGGCTTTGCCTCTTCCGGGCTCCAGGCTGACGCTGTTCTGAAGAGTTCGTCCTTCTCATCAAGCTGCGCAGCCTCCGCGCCAATGACGGATGACATCAGTGCGCCGTGAGACGCTGCCTCTGCCGCCCTCTTTACCATCAGCGGCTTGTAGTTTGTTGAGCCGCGCGACACCGGGCCCGCCAGGATCTCACCCACAATGCCCTGCCTGCCCGCCACGGTCGTCGTCACAGAACGCCAGCCGCTAAACGGGGAGCCGAAGAGCGCGTCCCACTCGGGCGTATTCCGCTTTGCGATCTGAATGATTGGCACGTCCTTGAAGTTAACAAAGGTGCGCGCGGTGATCTCCCCGCCAGAGCGGGCCAATATCCCCAACAGTTGGGGCCGGGTCAGTTGCTTCCCGTTCGAATACGCATTCGACTTGCCGGACTGGGATGGCTTCTTCTTGACCAGGGTGATCTCCCGCCCACGCCCCACCGGCACAGACATGCGCTTCCCCTCTGGGAGGGTGTCCCACTCGCGCAGGTACTTCTCCATGATGTTGAACGTGTCCCACCCCTTGAACACATTGTCTGGCAGGTCGAACAGGCGACCTACGGTTTTCGTTGGGAGGTCTGCGATCTGCAGTCCTCTTTTTGTAACCTTCTTGAGCCACGCGTCACCAGTGGCAATGTCAAGGAGACCGGACTTCTTCAGTTCGACCGCCGCAAACGAACTGTCGAGGATATCGCCACGGCTGATGGCCTCGAAGAACTCTGCCGGGCGCTTTGTTGGAAGCCCTGCCTGCCACCGCTTATAATCGAGCGCCCAGTCCAACGCCTTGACTAACGCCAGCGGGTCTCTGTTTTTCAGTGCCGCAGCGCCAGCGTTTGATATCCACGCGTTTGCGTGTGAGCTGGGGTTAAGGGCTACGCGGGCTGCTTTTGTGTAGTTCGCGAGACCTTTGAAGAACGGGACGGTCCGCGTCCAAGACATGGACGGTGAGACGCCGCTCGCCCAGCCCTCGTCTGTGAATATCCAGCGCGCGGAGTTGAGCAAGTCGTCCTTCAGGTACAACTCTGGCTTCACCCTTCCAATAACAGGGTCCGAGTCCAGCAGCACAGGGTCGGGCGTCCGCACCGCGCGCTCGGGTGATAGGTTTGCGGGCTTTTGAAGCCCAAACGCCTCGAGCATTTCCGGGGGCACCAGCTTAAGACGGTTAAGCCTGCGCACAAGGGCAGACGGCACATTGATATTGTTATCCTTGGCGTACTTCAGGATGGCGGACGGAGAGTTCCGAGCAAGCGGAGGCAGTTCAGCCGTGTCCACGTACCTGTCTATGAAGTGCTGCAGTTCAGACGGGATGTCGGGCGCCGACTTGGCCGCGCTCTGCATGTCTATCCTTCCGGCGCGGGGAACCCCTCCCTCGGGAACGAAGGAGGAGCCCTCCGGGTGCCAGTCGCGAATCGACTTGAGCGCTGTGTTCTGGTGAGACAGCTTGCGAGATGTGATGGCGAGACGCCTCATGTTCGCAATCGCCATGGGCCTGCGCACTAGCGCGGCCAGTTCAGGGTCTGCGTCCATGTATCTGGCCATCGCGTCGACCACAGAGATCTCGCCAGGCTTTCCGTTCACATCTTGATACCTAAACCTGACATTGTTGACGCCACCTTCCTTTGCCTCGTCGAGGATTGCGCGCATCGAATCCCGGTCCACCGACCGGCGACTGCGGCGTTCGATCTCGTTGGCTATACGGGTGACTGCGCCCTCGCGATATGACGCGACCTGCATGTTGTTCGCTATCCTGTTCTCAAGGGCCAACTGCGCCTCCTCAAACGCGAGCGCCCTGAAGCCGGGGACCTGTGACAGCGGGCTGTCCTCAAAGAACTCGGCGGCGTCCTCAACAAGCCGCACCACCTCCTGGTTGAGGTTGCGAACCCTGGGCTCAACACTGCGCTTCGCGGCAGGCTCGTCCCTGAGGGCTCCCTCTGGGGTCAGCCTTCTCGAGGGGCTGAACGTACCGTCTGCCTGCAGCGTGTATGGCTTCTCGTCAAAGCTATAGCCACGCGACTCACGCGGAGCGGTGAGCCCAGGGGAAAGCTTTGGCGACTCGTATGCCGCTCGACCGGGGGGATACCATGGAGCCATCTCGTGACCAGGCCGCACCACCGCTGGCTCTGGCGTAACCGGCGGCTCCTCGAACGGAACCATGCCGCGCCCACCGGGAACCCCCTCGCGCATCGCGGCGTCGGCCTCGTTCAACATCCTCTGCGCCTCGTGCGCCCGCTGCCTAAGCAAGTACGAAGTCTCGTCGGCAAGCGCCTCCTCCATCAGCCTCTCGACGATGTCGCGTGGCTGACCCTGAGACCGCGCCCTCTCGACCCGGTCGACAAGCGCCCGGTTGTACTCCCTGGACTCCTCGATAGCGGCTCGTGCCCGCTCCCTAAGCGCGCGAACATTTATATCTGGTGGCGCCACCGCTCCACGATCAGGGACAGCGCCAGCACGTCGAGCGCCCATCGCCTCCCGTGTCGCTGCCACCTCTGGGAGGTCTGCCACTGCCCCTGGCGTCACCACGCGCTCGGCCTGGCCGACCATGCGAGCTCCAGCAGGGGTCTCTTGTGCCCGGAAAGCGCGCTCGGCGGCAACGAACGGGTCTCCGCCAGCCCTCTCCATCATCTGCATGAGAGCCGCTCGGGCGCTCTGCGGGTTTGGGAAGTGGCGCACTGAATCCGTCAAGTAGGCGAGCGCTTCAGCGAGCGCAGCCCTGTCCAACTGCGTCGGAGCGCGCCCCTTGAACGCATCGGAGGCCAACTGCCGGAGCCACGGCGTGTCCATGTCGAGCAGTTTCAGCCCAATCGCCTCTGCCTCTGGCGACAACGTGTACTTGCCAACACGAGGAGGCACTTGCCCAGGCGCAGGCAGGCCGAGCGGCTGCGGCTGCGGGGGCAGCGGGGTGTCGGTCGGGGCCAGCGGGGTGCCGCGCTCGAGAACCTCTGGGATGAGCGCCCCCTCTGGGCCAACTGGGCCAGCACGTCGAGCGCCCATCGCCGCACGCGTGGCTGCTACCTCTGGCAACTCCCCGCCCGGAACGTCTTTGAACGAGAACCCTGCGCCAGGTGGCGGCTCTCCCGCAACCACTACATCGGGAGACAACTCCTCATACACGGGCCTGCCACGACGCGCCTTGACCGGCTGCTGTATAGCAGCGCCGGGCTTTGGTGGAGGGTCGAGCGCGTTTGCCAGCTGCGGGCCCAGAGCCTTAACGCCCTGCTCTAACTGCCTCGGGTCCGGCAAGAGCTCATGCGCAAGCGGGCGCATGGCTGGGTCTGCCATGTGGGTGGGGTCGACCTTCCATCGCTGAAAGAGGGCCCAGAGTTCGTTCGCTGAGTCCATGACGGCAGCGGCCCCGCGTGTCGCCCCAGCGCCTCTTCGCCCAGAGTCGGCGTATCTGTTCATGGCGTTGTATGTCTTGCGGCCCCAGTTGGCGGCACCCTTGGACAGCGGGACGCCAAGGCGTCGTGCAATCGGATACACCATCGCGGTAGTGACAATGGGGTACGCCTTTGCAACATCCCCCGGCTTGTTGAACAGCGCCTGGACGAAGGCCACCATCTCCCTGCTCATCTCAGGCCATCGCTTGGTCGCCTCCTCCTCAAGGATGTGCTGGCCACGTCCCTGGGATACCTCCATGCCGCCCATATCCAGGAGCACCTTCTTGCGCTCAGATGCGGTGGACTCCTCCCAGAACTCCTTTGGTATGTTGCCGCCTGACATCCATGAGAGGATCTCGTATGTCGCCTCTGCAAACTCGAGGGCGTTCTCGGCGGCGTTTTCAAGTAGTGTCTTCGAGCCAGAGCGCACGACAGCGTCCGAGAGGATGCCCTCAAGAAGGTCCGCAGACTCCTTGTTTTCGAGTTCCCACCTCTTGCTCCACCCCCTGCGCTCTGCCGGGTCCATCGAAACACCAAACACGCTGATGGTCTCGTCGCCGTCCCACTCGTCGGTGTTCATTGCCGCGTAGCCCTCAAGCGCTGCGCTTGTGATGCCACCGGCCAGCGTCCCCGCAAGAGCGCCAGCGCGCGTGAGCGCAGCCTGCCCTCTCGCCGCAGCGCGCTCGGGGATGCCGCCAACAGCCCCCTTCTGGTATGTGTCCAGGCCAGACTCGAGTCCACGCGCCTGCTCGAGCGCAAGAGGCTCTCGTGGCGCAGCAGCCCACTCAACGGTCTTGCGCACATCTTGCGCAAACTGGCTTGGCAGACCCTCGAACCTGCGATGCGCACGCGCCATCTGCTCCACAGGCCTTGAGCGCATGTAGTCTGCAACGCCAGACGGAAGCGGCTCTACGGGCTGGTTGCGCACAGCCGGGGCGCCTGGCTGCGCCTCGAACGGTCGCCTCACATCTGTCGCATACGGCAACTGCTGCGTCGGCCCAGGGAGCGGTGGGGAGGCTGGCTGCTCTGGAGCTGGCGGCAGAGTGAACGCCAGCGGCGTATCGAACGAAATGGGTGGCTCAGGAGGCTTGAGCCTAAGTGCCGAGGCGCCCTCGTGCTGCATAAGCGGGACGGACGCAACCTGGTCGGTGATAGCCATCCCCTCAACGCCTGGCGCTGTGGGATCGATGCCGAAGCCGCCGAGGATCTCATTGAACCGCTCTCGCGTGACCCCCTGTGACGCCATCTGCTTGGCAAGCTCAAGGACAGTCGCCATTAGTCCCCAGCCCGCCGCCGGAGTTTGCGCCCCCACTCCCCGCCACCCCACGACGTGCTGATATTGGCCTTCCTTATTGCGTTCCGGGCCTTTATGAGCGCGGCCTTGGCCTCTTTCCTCTTCTTGAGGATCTCCTTCTTGTACTTGGCTGTGACCTCTCTTGCGTCACCATCGGACGTGCCGTAGTCCTTCATCTCCGGGTCAGACGCGAATTCGGCCACGTCCGCCTTGGATATCCCCGTCCTGTCAGCAATCTTCTTCAGCTTGGCGACCGCCGCCTTTACCATGGCCGGGCTCTCTAGCTGCCGGTGGTCAAGGCCGAGAGCCGCACTGGCATCGTCCATCGCCTTGCTGACAATGGCCCTGTCTGTAGCATCTGCTGCCGCCGGGCGCGCCCGCGTTTTCCAGCCAGGGTTCCATGCGTCCAGTTTGGCTCGGGCGTCGGAGTCGAGGGAGCCGGGAGTCTCCTGTATCCTCTTGACCTGCAGAGCGCGGTCCTTGACCTTGATCCTGTTGGCCGCATACGTCCCCTTGGCGAGAGCAAGCAGCACATAATGTGGGTCGGCCGCATTTCTAGCGCTCATCGTGACGCCCTGGATCGTCGTCGTCTCCCTCCCCGGAGGAGTTGGGCCGTCGCCGCCGCCCTTCTTCTTCTTCTTCGCCTCCTTATCTTTCATTCTGTAGACATCCCGGAGGGTCTGGCTCTCCAGCTTCACCTGTTTGGCCGGAGCCCTTCTGCCCCCAGACTTGATCGCGTTCCGAGCTCGAGCCTCCACCAGCGCGGGCACGTCGTGCTCACTTGTGATGAACGAGGCGTAGTCCATGGCACCGCGCGCTATCTGCAGCAAGTCTCTTGCCTGCGCCTCTTGGCCAGCAGCGATGAGTGCGCCGTATGACTCCGCCAGGTCGGAGATGGTGAAGTCGGACCCACCGCGCGCCCTTTCCACAAACTCGCCAGCTGTGACGGGCGTGCCAGTGCGCTGCTCGGGCACATCCATGCGCTGCGCTTGGACGTGGAGCACGCGCTTCTGGTTTTCATTCAGCTCGTCGTACTGCTGTCGCGACCACCCGTATGCAGTGAGCGTCTGGTCAAGCGCCCTGTCGAGTCCCATCGCCTCTCTAACTTTGGCCACGAGATGGGGACGGTCTTCAGGCTCAACAGCCGCCATCCACTCTTGGAGCTTATTGCGCCTGGCTGGGGTCAGCTCCTCGAGTGCGGGTTGCGTCTGCTGCAGCGCGTCGCGCTCGAGGAGCTGACCCTTGACCCTCTCAAGCGCATCCCAGACCAATCGCCGCCGTGGATCGTAGCTGCCATCCGGCAGCTGGGTCCAAGCGATGCCGCCTTTGCCGTCCCTTGTGACGATTCCGTCCTGGATGGCCTCCTCCAAGACGGATTCCGGTGTAATGTCGGCCGTTGGTGCAGACGGTGGCTCCTCGAGGGGGGCGAACGCTCGCCTGGGCGACACCCCTTCTACCAGCCGACGAGTCATCTCTTCTCTCGCCACGGGGGCCTGCGCTCTTGCCCTCGCCGCACGCTCGGCCATCTCGGCCCCGCCCGAAGGATCCCAGTCCTGCGGGTCCTCCGTCATGCGCTGCCTGAGTGCGGTGAGCTCTTGGGGGCCGGTCGGGCCCTTCCAGTGCTCAGCGCGACTCTTAACCGCCTCCCCCTGCAAGCGAGCTACGGCTTCTTCTGGGGTCTCCTTTGCGGCCTGGTAGATGTGCCGACCAATCCCGTATAGACCAGCTGCGGCCTTAGTGCCGATCCCGATGGCCTGTATAATGCGCAGCGCCCGCTCTTCGCCCGATGGCTCTTGCGGCTTCTGTTGCCAGAACTTCTGCACCGGGGGCGTTCTCGGCCCGAAAGCCCGCGATGGGTCTGGAAGGATGATGCGTGCCATTTACTCCCCCCCTATGGTGTAGGCTCGGTGGATGTGGGCATTGGCTCTGCGGAGAAGGCGGCGAAGATGGCGCCTGTGCTGACAGCCCCGGCTGGGAGCCACGGCTTTAGTTTTTCATAAACTTCAACCAGTTTGTGCCACCCAGGCACATCGCCATCGCCGGGAAACTCGCCAAACCAGTTGTCTTCCGGCTTGGTGCCAACACCGTGGATTTGCTCCCACTCTTTAACAATACCCGCAATGGTGTTGAGGCTTTTGAAAGCGCCTGCGTCTTCGTTGAGCATCTGAGCGGCATTGGGCCCAAATAGTTTGAGCGCGCCGAGAGATACCTCAGGCGTGGCTGTGATGTTCTTGTACGCAGCCCACCAGGACAGGGCGCCCGCTGCAGCCTTTTGCTGTGCGGGGTCATTCAGGTCGAGCGTTCCCAGCTTGGTCGTTACATATGCGGCCATGTCGTCGTACCCCTGACCGGCGCCGAGCATGCTGTTGATTGTTAACGAGAGGTCTTCCACAAAGGCACCAATCTGCTTCTGCTGCCCGGCCACCATCTCTGCCTCGAACATCGCTAGGTCCGTCCCTGTTTGCTTCTCCTCCTTCACTGCCTCTGCAGCCTCAACTGCGGCGGCTCCAGCCCTCTCCTCGGCGGAGACTGATGCGGCAGACGCTTGGCGCATAAGGTCGAGTGCCGTGCTTCCGCCCGCGCGAGCGACTCCGCCTCCTGTGGCGATACCTTGCTTTGCGATACTGGCTTGGCGCGCAACCTGCGCAAGCTGGAGAGCGTTCGCCTCCTTGGCAGCAGCGCGGATCTGGTCTGGCCTGGCAGCAGCGGCAATGGTTTTCGCCGCTGCTGCCTCCTTTTGACCGGCGAGCGTGCTGTAAACGGAACTCGACTGCGGGCCAGTCAGAAACTCCGAGGGCTGGCCTTGCTTGGGCGCAACACCCCCTTCCGTAGTACTGATCCCTGAATCGTTTGCCATCGCTTACCTCACACCAAGTGTGTCTTGCCGATAATGTACACCCACAGGCCGCCTGAGCCGAGGAACATGGAGTTTGGGTCGTACTGGTTGTAGTTGTTGGTAGCATCGCCTAGCCGGGCGCGCACCTCTAGCCACTGCTCTGCACCGCCAACCGCCGATGCGCCACCGTCTATGTCACGACGTGATGATGTGGATGACGTGGCGCGTCCCACAAACACCGGCTTGCCCTGCGCAGTCATGCCGTTGAGACTTGGGCTGCCAGAGCCGACCAGGTCCATCGCGTACAGCTCGAGGTTCCACGGCCGCGCCGTTGCTATTGTGCTTGAGGCGCCTACAAACGGGAGCGTGTATTGCTCGCCAAGCGCAACCAGGTCTACGGCCTTACCGTACCAGTTGGCGGACGCCAGATGGTCGAGCAGTTGCGTGCTCTTGCCGACCTGCTGGTAGTCAAACGTGTCACCCCGGATGCCGGTGCCAATGCCAACGCCTATGTCCAGCTGAAGAGCCGGCGTTATGGTTGAGCTTGAATCGTTAGCTATCTGCCCGATCACTTGCCGGTTTGCCCCGTCCCAGATCGTAAATGGCATCCAGTTGTACGTGAACAGAATGTGGTGGATCGTCATCGGGGCTTCGATGGGTATGTATCGCCGGTCGATCGCAAAAGTGTTCGCCGCGCCTGCAGTGATATACGGCTGGTTGGTGAACTTACGCGCTGCCATGCCAGAGAACTCGACATTATTGAATAGCGGCACAGCCAGAACGCTGTACGCAGCGCTCTCCTGGAGCTCCTCAAGCATTGGCAGGTCAGAGTCCATCTTGTAGCCGCCGTGCAGCTTCCGGCGCTCAAACTCGTCAACCACTGCCATCATGGTCTGCACGCCAAGCGTGGCGCTTCCAGAGTCGTTGGCCACGATCGGGTCGCCTGGCGCAGAGGTTGTGCCGATGAGCGCTCGAGAAGTGGACGAGTTAATGCCTGCCCCGGTGGTGCCCGCAGCTGCGTGCGTCAGGTTGTCATTGGGCACACCATCGTGCCTGGCGGGTATGTTCTGGATGGTTGGCCCGGAGTCGCGCACCGTCAGCTTCGTCAGAAACCTCATCGAGACCTCGATAGACACCAGGGCCGTGTCGATGGTCGCGGTGCCCAAACTCGCCGCCATGATGACGAAGATGTAGCTCTTCATCGGGTCGATGACCTCGTTGATGTCTGACGCCACCCATGGGTTCAGACGCACATACGAGTCAGACAGATAGATGCTCTCGATGCGCCCGGACCAAACCGTTCGCCCAGGTCGGAGGTTGCTCGACAGGGGGCCCGTAGGGTCGAACCAGGTGGGCTTCTTCTCCATGATGCCGAGCTCGATAACGAGACGGTCCTTGTTTACATATGAGATCTCCCCATTAGGAGATGCTGCGGGTCCGGCAGGCGCAGCGGTCGCGGACCCGTCAAAGTTCCCCACAATGGCGGCGGGCTCCAGCCTTTGGTCAAACGAGAAGCTGACCTCGTCGAGAATGATGGGCGGCGAGCTGTCGCTCGGCGTGACAGACTTTCCAGTCCTCCCACTCGTCGTAAAGCTCAGGTGCTCCTGGAGTGGTGGCAGCATAAACGGGATGCCATGAAACGGCGACCCGTCCCTCCCCTGACACGTGTTCGTCTTGCTAGACAGCACCGGCATGGAGAGGTTTATCCTGAACGGTGCGTAGGCGCTCTCCATCTGGTCGGCCGCGATATTGGCCCCAGTGAGCTCTGCCTGCGCCAGAACGGGCGGGTCTACGACGTGCTTCGTTAACAGCTTTGCGCCACGCGCCAGCTTGCTGCGTGAAATCTTGGCCATCAGAGCGTCTGAACCTCCTCGAGCACAGTGAGCGTCATGCTCCAGGCCTGGACATACCACGGGACAGCGCCCCATGACCCACGCGTATACACTGCCCCGTCGTATAGCGGAATCGACACAGCTATGCGAACGCGAGAACGCTGGTGGAGTGGTATGTTCAGGTCCCTGTGCTCGACAATGCGACCATACAGCGGGCGCACGTCGGTGATGTCGCCTGAGTCATAGTGCGGTTTGAAGTCGTTCCAGCCTGTTGCGGTGGAGTTGGGCTCTATGAGAGACGAACTCTCCTCATTGAGCACCCATGCCGTGCGCGTGTATTCCACGTCCGTCATCACAGCGTCCTCTGGCGTGCCGGGGTTCATCACATCCAGCACAATTGGCACATCCACCGTCGATGACGACGTACTGTAGCCGCTGGGTGGAGCGCTCGCCGGAACGGCTGCGTTGTTATACGTGTATGCCGGTGCCACCGCAGGGTCATACGTGCCGGGGTATGGGCGCGCAGCGTTGGCCCCGCCATCGTTGTGCATCATCACACTTACGCCATAAAGGATGGCCGGTCGGCTAAAGTGGAACATGCGCGTCCACGCGTACTGATCCCCGCCAATAGCAGAGTTGAAGTTCTCCAGGCCCGGTATCGCGGTGCCCTTGAATCTCATGATGTTGAACGGCGCGCTCTCGGGCGAAGCGCCTTGGATGTCGTCGTTCTTTACCTGTAGCCACGGCCACCTGGAGTAATTTGTTGAACTCCGGTCGGCCGGATTAAAGCCAGCGTGATACTGCGTGGCGACGAAGCGCTGCTTTGTGTTGCCCTTTTTGACGTTGTTGATGCCATCGGTGACTTCACCAAGCGCTTTCTCAAGGCGCGAACCATCGATCGTCGTTCCATCGTAGAAGACCTCATGCGTCAGGCTGCGGGTGTGTCTTCGCCACGCCATTAGATATTCCCCGTTCCGGTTGCAGTGCCAGCGGTAAACAACGTGTTCCCGGTCTTGTTGTAGCAGAACGCTATCTGCACGTTTGCCGCTGGACCAGCGTGCTGCACCATCGGAGCGACCGTCGTCCCGCTGCCACGGAATACGCACCCGAGGAACACAACCTTGGCGGCAGCGTCAATCGTCACCATGGACGTGTCGCTGTCCAGGTCTCTCTGAAATGTGCAACCGCGAAACAGCACCGAAGCGCCAGCCTTCACATTCACACAGTCTGTGCCGTCTACCGTAAACACAGACACGCCGTCTATGACAGCGTCTGCACCCACCACCAGTCGCCTACGCATGAAGGTGCCAGGAGATATCGCGTGGAGCTCTGAGTTCTCCTTCTCGAGAACCTTGCCGCCCCAGCTGCCAGGCGCCATGAGCGCCACATTGTTCCTCGTCAGCCTCTCGTCTAGCGGTGAGCCTGGGAGGGTTAGCCCTATCGCCTCGACGACATCGCTGACGCTCCTGCGCACGATGAGGTTGTAGTTCTCGGCCTTAACCTCAGCCTCTGCGCCACGGCGCTCATGCCTGCGCCTGATAAGGAGCTCGTCAAGGCTCATCTGCCCCGCCTTCGACGTGCCGCGCCGACAATCCTGTAGAGGAACTTCACGCTCTCGAACTTGAGGCGCTCTGCAGGGTTGCGCATGAAGCCGAAGATCATTGCGGCAACACTGTTGCCCTTAACGGACTCAGACGTGACGATCTCATCAACCTGCTCGTCGCCAATCAGGTAGGTGTTGGCCTCGTAGGTGGTGGTCGTCTCCGTCCCATAGATGATTGACGCACCGAAGTCTGGGCGCCGAAGCGTGGACGTGCCATCCAACACACGGTCTCTGACCGTGAACTCCGCGTTCACACTTGGGTACAGGTTGGTCTTAATGCTCACGGGTTTGGTGAAGGTTGCAACGCCGCCAATGTAGTCCACAACCTGAGCCGACCAGGTCTTCATGTCTGCGGCCATCATTGTGTTGAAGATGCTCTGGGACCAGTTCTGGTTCCCTGCATGGTCCGTCCCAACGTCATGACTCAGGAGCCTGATGCACATGCCGCGCCCCTTTACCCGCGCGTCCTCTGGCAGCCCCACGTCCTCGGACATGTACGCCCAATCCACAGGCTGCGCGACATTATCCTCTTTGTTGACGCTGGCAAAGCGCCACTCTCTCCATACCAGCGCATCGCCATCCACGTCACCGGCAGTGACAGATGTTGTCGTCACCCAGTCCGTCACATAGCCAGCAGGGGCTGTGTTCGCCTGCATAATCCCCATGCCAGACACGTCCGCGTCGGCAATGGTCCGCATAGGGATGTAGCAGAGCAGATTCTGCTTGGACGGCAGCAGGTTCATGTACGGGTCAAACGTGTGCCCAACACCCGTACCCTGCCAGTCCAGGTTGATCTCCAAGCCGTTCCGCACCGCGTTCCCGGCGCCATCCTCACACTTCCTCTTCACCCACCCCGCAGCCGATCCAAGGCGCTCGGGCGGGAAGATGAGGTCTATGTCGGTGCTCGTCGTGTCGTCATCAAAGATGGGGCGCCACTTGGTAAAGTCAAAAAAGAAGCGCACGCGCACACGCGTCATGTAGTACGTCGTCGCTGGCATAATATCAGGCACGAGATACACCGGGATAAGCACCGTGCGAGATGGCGCTCCGGGCGCAGACTCGCCGTTTGGCGCCGTGGCCCCGGTCGCAGTGCCCGTGAACTTGTACTGCTGCTCGACAGGTATCCACTCACCCAGGATCAGCATGTTGCCAAGGGCATGTGTCGCCGCCCGGTGGCTTATGTATTTGCCAGCGATGGTCCGATAGTCCTCGTCATCGATGCTGCGGTCGATGGCGCCCCCTCGGCCATACTCCAGGATGTATGCCGAGCGAGACACTGTGTCGTCGTCTACGTTTGTGACTCCGCCGTACCGCGCCTGGTCAACCACCACTTTGGTTTCTACCGACCCGACCAAGAACAAGCTCTCCCCGCGAGCCACTGGCCACGGGAGCGTAATATTCCTCACAGCGCCGACATCAGACAGCCCATGCTCTGCCGTGTTGGACTCATAACTCCAAAGGGACCACTCCCCGCCAGTGAAGCAGAGGGTGACGTTCTCCTCCGGCAATGTCACCAGAACGCTCTCGATGTGCTCGCTATAGGCCACTGAGGCGCCCACCGTATTGAGCGTTATGACGCTGTTGCGCTGCGGGACGCGGGTGTTGATCGCCCCGGTCTCCGCCGTCACTGCCGGAAAGAAGGTCGTCATCGGGTCTGTGATGAAGTCCGTGAACAGCGGGGCGATCGGGCCAGAGACCGTCTGCACCTCCATCGGGTTCCCGGACAGGTGCACGCCGTGCTGACTGAGCCATATGACGGCGTTGTCCGTCTTCGTCACGCAAGACTGGGAAACACACCCAATAGACTCAGACACCATCACGGGCTCCATGCCGCCATTCGCGACAGGGTCTCCGCTCCTAGACGCGGGCTGATAGAGGAACGTCTCGGTGTCCGTGAAGATGTAGATGCTCTGCCCCATCGGGGCCAACGCGGTGATGGTGCGCTCGGTTGGGACCACAATGAAGTCGAAGTCAATGAACGCAGTCGGGTCGTCAGGCTGCGAAAAGAAGACCTCTCGGTCGTTGCCAGCGATGACGAGCCTGCCACCCCACGACGTGAGCGCCTGGGGCGAAGGAACGCCAGCGGCCGTGAGGTATGCGTACACGCCAATGTCCGGCCCTCGAGAAGGCGTCACCCGCCATATCATCGAGGACTCGCAATACGGAGGCGCCCACTTCTGCATGTGCGCACCGGCAACAAAGCGTCGGCGATTCCCCCTGAACGTGGACGGCGTGTATGCGTAGAGCTCGGTGGCAGATGAGCCGAAGAACACAGTGTCCCGCACCTCCGTAAACGAGAACGTCTCCTCGCTCGTCGCCACAAGCCAGCCCTGGTAGTCCTTGTCGAAGTTGGTCTCGTACTGGCCGTGGCGCAGTTCGACATCGTTGCGACGGACGCCAGACTCAGACGTGTGCCTGTATAGCGGCTCTTCCCAGCGTTCCCTCGTCGTCACGTCATAGATGCTGACCACGTAGATGTTGGCGATCTGGGCGCGCTCGTTCGCCACTTCAGACGTGTATGCGCGGGACTTGAACACGCTGATGATCTGCTCGTGCCCAAAGTCCGTGAGCAGCAGGTAGCTACCCAAGTGCTTGGTGTACCCGGACTCTGCCACCACTCCGGGGATGTTGTGCGTCATGAGGCTGTCGAACTGCGTGAGCTGACCAAACCCCTTGCGCACCTCCCATGCGCCGTGGCGCCGAAGCATGTTTAGCGCGAAGCTACCCTTGGACGGACGGTCGTATTTGATGCCCCCTCGGAGGATCTCAACTTCGTCATACCGGACAGCCATCTCACATCCACCTCACGTCAACGACGCTTTCCGTGACACCGCCGGAGCGAGACTCAAGATATGCGCGCAACTGCTCTACCCGCCTGGACAACTGCGTCTTCAGCTCAGGGTTCGCAGCAGCGTCAACAATGGCGTACTGCAAACACGCCAGCATCGCGATGATGTCATGAAAGCGCGTCAGGTCGTCGATGTACACCGCGCCCAGGCCCGCCCACGTCACAGCTGGCTCAGGGATGTAGTCGATCCTGATGCTCATCGTGACCTCAGCCGGGAACAACAACTCGGCGCCTCGCAGCGTGTAGCTGGCCCTGCCGCTATATGTGCTGCTCGCCGATACCGACGGCTCAAGTGTGCCGAGGACGTTGTCAGGAAGCGCAGCGCTCTCGATCTGGTAGATATTAATGAGTTGGTAGAGCCTGTTGGTTGCTGCGGCCCCAAGAATCGCAGGCACCGAGGTGCTCAGGTCCAGCGTCCTCGCGCTGGCGATCGAGTACACCTGGCTGCGCGAGTACACAAAGGGGTCTATCTCGGTGACGATTGCGCGGAAGTCGTCATATGCCCGCGCCAGCCAGAGCTCAACCTGGGCGTCGTTCACAAACGTCTTGTCGGGCTCGTCCATGTAAACCCGAAACGCTGCAGCGACTTCGTTCACCAACATCAGCTACCGCCCTCAAGACTTGAGATGGGACTCGCCATGCCTGGCAGGTTCTGGCCCTCTGTCGGGAACGGCACCTGAGCAAGAGTCTCCTGCGGGGGAGCGGGCTCTGCCACTGGCATCATCTGTGGCGCAGTCTGCTTGGGCGCCTGGTGCGGGGACACTGTCTTGGTGTTGGTGGCGTGCTGCCACTCCTGCTCGCCAACACCAAAGAAGGTGAAGTCTTTGATCACCTGGGCAATGTAGTCCTGAATCTCAGGCGCCAGGTCGTAATACTCCGGCGACTGCACGTACTCCGTGAAGACAACCGAGAACGCCTCGAGGTCGTCCGTCGGCAAGATCTCAATCTTGTTGCCAAGGATGATCGCCTGCAGCATGTCCTTGGCGTGACTGATGGCCACAAACTTGTCGGTCAGGTGCTTGTTAAAGGTGCGGAAGTTAACCGCGTCCTTCGCCTCTTCCGGCGTCATCAGGCCGAGTTGCGTCATCTCCAGCACACGAGACTCACGGTTAGCCGCGTCGACCCGGAACAGCGTGTTTGCGTCGATGTAGATCTCAGGGTTGTCGACGATGTCTTCGCTGGAGATGGCCCGCCACGCGGGCACGCCAGCATTGTCGAGCATCTTGACCATACGGCTTTCGGTGTAGTGACGCTTCATCAACATCAACACCGTCAACATCGTGTCTTCTACGGCCGCGATGACCTCATGCTGAGTCGCCAGCAACTGGGCCGAGTCCTGCTGCGTAAGGGTCCTGGCATGCACACCACTCTTCACGCCAGCCTCTCTGCGCCCCAGCGTGATGCCGTGCGCACCAGCAACGTCGCTCATCTCCTCACGCAAAAGGGCTGGCTCTCGCAGCACGTGGGACGGCAGCTGCTGCGGGTTTGCAGGCGAGGGGATGCCACCACCAGGCGTGTACCGGACGATGCCGCCCGGCTTGTTCATGATGGTCCCCTTGCGCACGTCGGCTGTTCTAGGGATTAGCCACGGCGGGTTGCCCATCAGGCGGACGTTCGCGTGAATCTGTGTGCGCGTGCGGTTGTAGAGTTGCTGCAGGTCAGCGATCTGAACCATCGGCCCCTGGCCCCACAGGTCTCCCTCGATGACGTGATAGCGCACCAGTCGCACAGGGAACGTGTCCCGGACGTCTTCGCTGAACTCGGTCTCGAGGTAGAGGTCGCCGCTTATAATGGCGTGGCGCCCGTCTCGCCAATAAACCTCGAACACCTCAACACGACCCTGCGGGACGTACACCTGGAACGGGTAGCGCTGCTCGTCCCCATCGGACGATAGACCCTCAATCTCCTCAGACTTGCTAGGATAGGTGTCCTTGAGCTCGCTCTTGGTGGCGTAACTGCGTATGGCAACCCAGCGAGCATCCCTCGGGTCATGAACACCCGGCTCGAAGAACATGTTCAGCGGGCTGACAACGTCGCACTTCACGCGGCCCATCACCTTCTTTCCGCCAACAACCTTATCGGGCTTTGGCCCGTCGAGGTCGTCATCGCCAGGCATGGAGTTAGCCGCAGCGGTCACCTCGTATCCGGGCTCGTAATACGTGTGCAGCCCGCAGTTGCCTGTCTGGGCCATCCACCGTATTGCCTCCTGCCACTTCCTGGACTGCTTGTCCGAAAGCCAGAAGTACCTGAGCGCCATCTCGGAGGCCGTGGCCTTAGTGATGTCATCAACCGTGTCGCTGGCAGGGATAACGACCGGGGTTGGTGGGTTGAGGGTGAGCCTGGAGATTATGCTGCGCTCGATGTTCATCATCTGGTTGACGGTGACGCGAACCTCGCCTGGCGCCCGGTTGATCCTGGCGTAGTCTTCCTTTCGCTTATCCCAGAACAACCACTGCTCGCCACGCAGCATCTTAATGGCCACAGACCACTCTCTGTCCTCGCGCGTGCGCTCACTCTTCGAGCGCGATATGCGAGACTGCATGTCGGTGGGGAACCGGGCCACTACTTTAACCCACCCCGAAGATGCATCTCCCGAAGCGCCCGATTGCGCTCTTCAGGGGACATATTCATGAGGGTGCGCGCAGTTGGGTCTCCAACGGTCGCCGCATACGCGCCTGGGAGGGAGGACGCGATTTTAGCGCCACCCAGTGCCGCCCCACTCGCATCCCCCTGTGCAATGGCGTCTACGCCAGCGCCAATCGCACTGCCGACACCCATGCCCGCGCCAACGCCGCTAAGCGCACCACCAACCCCACCGGCAGTACCTGCAGCCACCGCTGCTGGCGTTGCCAAGTACCCAAGGCCGCCGGTCACGCCCCCAGCAACACCGAGCCCGACAGGCAAGAGAACCTTGGTCAGGAAGTCATCCCACCCAAAGGCGTTCTCCGCGTCCCGACGGCGCTGCCCTGCAAGGCGAGCCTGAGCAGCCTCCTTGCGCTGTCGGTCTTCCGGCGATGACTCGCCCCAGCCCGTGCCACCTGCTCCACCTCCACCCCAGTCAGCCATCTGTGTACTCCTCTCTGATGGAATCTAGCAGCCCTATCTCGCGTGACTCATCTTGCCTCATCGACCTCTCCCTGTCGATGAGGAGCCACATGAAGTAGCCGCACTCGACGAGCACCACGGAAGCGACAAAGTAGAAGAGGTCTTGCATATATAAGAAGAGGTGCAGCGCCAAGGGGAGTCGACGCTGCACCTCTAAACCTTGCCGGGGGCTAGGTAGGCGTAATGCCAGTCAGGATGACCTGAGCGTTAGGCCGCTTGCAGCAGATGTTGTACCGGTGCTTCCAGAAGCCCTCGTAGGCGTCCTCGCCAGCCACGCGGAAGAGCACGTTGCCGTCCTCATCAGCGAACTGCCCGGTAGCAAGCTCAGCCAAGAGCCAGTCCTTGCTGTGCAGAAGTCCGATGGTCGAGACCGGGAACTGCCGGTCGTACTGGAACTTCACACCGCCGTAGGCCAGGTTCTGCTGGTTGTCCATCAGCTTGCCACCGGTGCCGTCGACCGAGACGTTGGAGTAGCCTCCACTCGCGCCGGTCGCGCCAAGAACACCCGTCAACTGCACCGTGTAGCGATGGCGCATGAGAGCGTTCATCACCATCACGTCCGCATCGACCCCCGCGTCCTGCATCATGATGTCCATCATGTACTGCAAGCGCTCGAGGCTCAGGTCCGCACCAGCGTTGGTGCGGTCTCCGTTGCCCACGTCGTGCGTGACGATAGTGCTCTGGAGGATGGACGCTGCACCACCAGTCGCCGTCGTCCGGTCGTTACCGAAGTGCGTCTGACTGGCGAGGTTCTCGAAGAGGCCACGTGGCTGGTTAGCGATGATGTTCTGACCACCAATGTTCGTCAGACCATTCCAAACACGAGAGTCCTGACCAAACTGAGCGCCCGCGCTGTCCGTCGGGAAGTTGCCGCCGACAGCGGCGCTCTCCGCGATGACCAACGCGATGGCGCACTGGCCGCCCACGCCAGAAAGATCCAGCGTGGCGGTCCCGCCGAGGTCGTCCTTACCGAACGAGAGGCCGATGGTGGGGTTGGTG